GATGGGTCTGAGTAGCTCATGTCAAACCCCCGCTAGAATCTGGCAAATTTTGAATAGGAGGTCATTCTTCGAGTCTCCCAATCGGGGAGGGTGAACGTCTCCGTGAGTGGACGAATACTTGGAGCAAATCTTGAACAAGAGGTTGTTGTCTGAATCCCCGATTTGAGGTGCCGTGGTCATCTTTCAATAAGTTCTGGTATCTGGTTCCCGTCAACCCAACAAAAAGGGCTAACGGTTGCCCGTTAACCCTTCCCTACGAACCGGCGTTACTGCGTGCAAGTAACACCGACAGTGATTACGACACCCGATTCAGAAGCTTGACGAGCAAGCTGTCCAGCGTCTCGGTATTTTTTGCAGCCACGCCCTTTAGGGCGAGGACCGCAACGAGGACATCTTTCGGGTCATCGTATGGCGAGAGGCTCAGACCGAACTTGGCATTCGCGGCTTTCGCCAGCGTGGGCCATTCTTGGTCATGCAGACCGTGTTCAACGAATTCAGCCATAAAAGTTATGGGGTGATTCCGAGTGCAACCCGGAGGGCTTCATCGAAGGTCGAGCCGGGGCAGATGTCGGAACCCCCGATATCAACCAGAACTCGGGACAGGAGGTCAGAGAGGGAGTGCCCCTCAAGGCCTGTGGCGCTGATAGAATGCCCGAGAGCAGTCAGATTGGCCTGCGCTTGGGCGTAACTCACACCGAGAAGAGTGGAAAGGGCCACGTCCAAAACCGAGCCGGGGCAATGTGCTAGGCCGTCCGTCGAAACCAGGATTCGGGTAAGCGCGCTCGATAGAGAGTGCCCCAAAACTCCGGTCACGCTGAAGGTAACCCCGATGGCAACCAGAGCCGCTTGTGCTTGAGAATAGGTCATGTAATTTTTGAGAGTTGAGGTTTAGGCCGGTGTGCTTTTACATACACACCGGCCCAGGCAAACCTTGATTAGCAGCAAACGTCCAGCGAGGCGAACGTGTCGGCCCCGGAGAAGTTCGACGAGGTCGGAACCACGCAATCCGGGAGACCCAGGTCCGCGGTGCATCGGCGATAGAGAACAGGGATGACGAACTGCGGCCGGATGGGCTTGTAGGCCCGGATGATTTGGTATTTGTGCCAGCCGAAATCACCGTAGACGTTACAGTCGTTGTCAATCTGGTAGTGCCATTCGAGTTCGCCCATGTAAAGCTGAGGCGCGAACTTGAAGGTGCCTTCGCCAGTGTAGCGTTCGGGCACGAGGCGCTCGAAGCTCATGTCGGCCAGGAGGAACAGGACTTCGTAGCTCGCGTTCAACCACGCCGGGTTCGGCTTGGCGTAGGCGGTGTTCTTGGTCGCGTTCGTGACGATGGTGACCGGGTCAACGAGGTTCAGCGTGCCGTCAGCCTTGAAGCCGGTAGCGCGCAGTGGCCGCTGGTCGATACCGAAGGCAAGGCCACGGTAAGCGGGAGCAGTCTCCCAGGAATAGCCAGCCAGGGACAGTTCGCCCTGCTTATAGCCGCCAGTGACGTAGCTCTGGAGGATGTCCTTGACGCCGGATTCGGCGCGGAACAACTCAATCTGGTCAGCGGAAGCGATGACGCGGAAGTGCGGGGAGCCCTTGTCGCCAGCGTCGAACATCTCAGCGAAAAGATTCTCCTTGATGTAGCGGGCGATGAAGTGCAGCGCCTTGAAGCTCATCGGGCCCGTGGGCAGGATGGGAGCGAACTTGACGCCGATGTCGGTCTCAACGCCACCCGTGAAGAGCGAGTTGAAGTCGTAGCCGGAAACCGCAGTGAACTTCGAAGCCGAGCGCAGGTAGAGCTGAGCGCGGATGTCGGAGTTGATATACTGGGTAACGAGCTTCTTCAGAGAATCTTCCGACGCGAGATAGGAAGTCTTGAAGGCGCTGTAGCCTTTCTTCACACAGACACGCGGACCGAAACCACGTTTCGATTCGAGCCGGCTGATGTAGTTGATGGCGTCCGTAAGGTCCTGATGACCGCGGGTGCCGCAGAGGTCAGTATCGCAGACGAACTCGGGAAGCGCAAGACTATCCCCAGGAGCAGCTTGCAGTTGAACACTAGTGCGAATTTCATCGCTTACACCGGACGGGAAAACTCCCCCGCCGATAACATTCATGAACGGTGCGTTGGCCGCAAGGGTCTTCGCGATGGCTCCGACTAGACGTTGCGTGTCCTTCTGTGCAATATCGGACACTTGTGCGGGCGTAATACAATCTCCCATAGGGGGTTACAACTTTCTTGGCTCCTTTTTGGGGAGCGGGTTAACTCAACAATTTTTCACGAGTAAAGTCGTGAAGCTTTTTCAACTCTTTCGGGGGAGTCGAAGCCGCCTTGTCGAGCCAGCCAAGGGAGATAGGCTCTGTCCCGGTGACCGGTCGGGGTAGGTCGAGGAAGAAGTGCTAAGAAGACGGGTTTGTCAACCCAGAAAAGTGCTCCGCACGAGTCTAATCACGGAGTCGTCCTTAACCCCATGCGCGAAGAAAACGCCCTCCTTTCGGATGCGGTCGAAAAAGAAGGGCTCCATCGTTCGCGCGTGCCAGTAACTTTTCATGCCCGGGCAGTCCGCCCACCCCCGCTGTTTAAACTGCGGGGCCAGGATGTAATCCCATCCGCCGCCGGGGGCGCACCCGCCGAGTTTTCGGGCCAGCCAGTGCAAATACTCGGGGCTACCGGATACCACGCAATTTCCGTTGATGTGCTTCCCTCCAGCTTCGGGGGGCCCCGGCGGAGTCATCGCACCGATGATGTTTGCGCCCTTCGCATGGAGCCGGTCCCACTCATAGTGGAGTTTGTGAAGCCAATCTGGAGAGAGGGGGTATCCATCGGCCTCGAAAGTTAGGATTGCCTTGTATTCCGGCATCAACTTCGCCTGCATCTGGGTGTAGACGTGGTCAATCGTCCCGAACCAAAGTTCATTGCATCCAAATGGCCATCCTTGCCCGCGCCGGTTCTTATTTACGAAGGTGAAGGTGTTAAACTTTCTGGACACGTAGGCCACGGTGGTCGGGTCATTTGTGCAGTCGAAGCGCGCAACAAAAAGAAAGTCCGCAAGTTCGGAGCGTTGCTGTTCCAAATCTGCCACGAGTCTAGCAACCTGCATGGCGGCGGCCCGGTCTTTTTCCCAGAACTGGAGCGCCAGGAGGATTTTGCTCATACGAACGGGGGTTTCGCCGACTCAAGGAATTCTTTCGCCCGGGGAAGTTCATCAAGATAAAACAGGAGCATGGCCATGTTATGGGGAGACAGGGCCGCGACCGGGTCACAGAAAACAACGCAACCTGTGTTCTCATCAATAAAACAGTTCAAGGCTCCATCGAGCATCCGAAAATGGAATTCTGGGTCTTGTCGGGCTCGTTCGAGGGCGGTCATGTCGTCTTTCCGTAAACCCTGTCGCCAAGGTGTCCGCAATACAGCGCCATGTCTACGTGAGTCTGGTGTCCGCAGGATGCCGCTCGCCTGCAAAAAGAAACGTCCTCGCCCTGTCCGATTGGAGATTTTGAGAGTTGGATGGAAGCGGAATCCAGGTGCGCCTGCATCTTCGCGAGCTTGAGGTGGGACTCGATATTTTCCAAGAGTATGTCTCCCATCCCGTCGAAATGACGACGGATGTCTTGCTCATTAGGAGAAAACCAGTTGCCGCCTGCTCCCGTTTCTGAATTGCGGGCGAGGTGCGGGTATTTTTCTTCGATGTCGAGGAACACCGAACGGTGAACAAGGATGGCCCCAAATCCAATCCAGTCCGTCGGTTTGATGAGGTCATACGGCCCCTTTCGGGCGTAGGCGTCCTCCCTCTCCGAGTTCATGGCTTCCGCGTAAACCGGTTTCGAATTTGGATACCGACCCCAATAAACTGCGCCCACAATAGTTTTCCCGTGAGAGAGGAGTCTGTCCAGGATATTGAGCCCAGCGAACCTATCAGGAAGACGCATTCCAGCAAGAGAGTTGAAAAGCTTTGCGTCTCCAGTGGGGAGAATTTCGTCACCATCAACCCAGAAAGACCATTCAGTCCCAGTGCGGAGGAACTGGTCGGCGAGAATGTTCCGGGTATGCCACACGGCGGCGTCGCCCCATCGGGCCCGGATTCCAGTTCGGGTTTTGTCGATGAGTCGCATGACGCTCCAGGCGACTTGAGGGGAGACTTCACGATACCACGGCAAAAGAATTTCGACTTGCCGGCCCTCATGCAAGAGGGGGGCGTTCATTGGCCAGCAACTTGTTCCTCGCGCAATCGGTCTAGCGCGGTCGAACCGTGCTCACCAAACGTGGGTTGCTTGGCCGTTGCCTTCGGGTCCGTGGGGGCGCTGCCTTCACGTAGGCTCGTGGTCGAAGACCGCTTAACGCGAGCGATGAAGTCCTCCTTCTCCTTGAGCTGCGCCTTGAGTGCGGCAACCTCCGCGACCAGAGCCTTAGTCTCAGAGACGTGTTCCGCTTGGAGCTGAGGAATCTCAGCCTGAAGTCGGAGCATCTGAGCGTATCCGAGGGCCGCGATTGCTCGCATATTCGGAGAGGGGTCCGAGAGAATTTCCTTCACCGACTTCTGGGTCGCCGTGAAAAATTTGTTCTCCGCTTCAATGGCTGCCTTCTGCTCCGGAGTTGCGTTTGCGTCGGCCTTCTGAAGTTTGAACCAGGGGAGCTGAACGGAGACCTTCCCAAAGTGTTCCTCCGCGGCGGCGAAGTGAGCAATCTCTCCCTGGGTATTTTTCTTCTCTCGCTCGGCCAGGAACTCGCTGGAGTTTTTCTTGGCCTCGTTGATTGCTCGCGTCCGCTGTTCTCCCAGGTCTTCGTTGACCGCGAGTTTATTTTCGATGTATCGGCGGGCAACCGGAGGGAGCTTATCTAGGACGGTGTCCCAGTCGAGGTCCTTGATTCCAATCTCTTTGATTTTGGCAATCACGGCGTCGCTGGAGCCGGCCTCCTTCAGCTTCGAGAAAATGGACTCCTCATTGATGGAGATTTCATTCGTGTATTCCTTGAAAGAGGGGTCCGCCTCGACATCCAACTTTTGACGAAACTCTCGCAATTCAGTGAGTTCCTTTTCAATTGCTGGGTCGAGGGCGGGCTTGGCCTGAGCCTCTGCTAGCTTGGCCTTGAACTCTTCTCGCTCCTTCTCAACCGCGGCCACCTTCTCGCGAGCCGTTTTCTTCAGGGCTTCAAACGAAAGGGCTGTGGTTGGTTTCGAGTGCGGGGGGAGTTCCACCGCGTCGAATTCGTCCTTTGCTGGAGGGGCGGCGGCGGCAGCGTCGGCCAGGGCCTTGTCGGCGGCGGCTTTATCTTCGGGGGTCCGGGCGGCGTCAGCGGCAATTTTCTCGGCTGCGGACTTTTCTGCGGCAGCGTCAGCGGCGGCCTTATCCGCTTCCACCTTGGCGGCGTCTGGGACCGCCACGGCGAACAGGGCGTCCAGAGCGGAGCCCGTCTCCGCGATGGCGGAGGGGTCAGTGATTACATTGACTCCCGCGGGTGCGGAAGTAGACAGGTCGGGAGGTTGCACGTCAGCCATAAATTTCGTAGTTCGTTCGTCGGTTAAGAAGTGGGTTGTTCGGGAGCTTTGTCAACGTCTTTCCAGGCGTCGTCTGCGTCGAGGTCCGGATAATTCGGGGAGGATTGGGTAGCGGGGGGCTTGGGGTCTTCCCGGGTCAACTTTACCACCACAGACACCGCTTCCTGATAACCCTGAACTCGGCCAGAAGCCACCAAGGCCTTGTGAGCATGGACGCCGTCGGTAAGCTCAGGGGCCATGAAAGCCAGGGCTTCAAGCATTCGGACGCCCGGCCCGGAAGCTAAAAATTTCTTCAGCTCGGCCGCGTCGGAAGAGTCCCATTCCAGGGTCGTAGGAGGTATGACAATCATGTTAAGATTGCGGGGTGTTCTTGTGGAGCGCCCGCCTGTTGAGCGGGCATCATCCCGGTCTGGTCAACCGAGGCGGCTGTTTGTTCCTGGGCGTGCTGGTCGGCAACGGCGGCATGTTGCTGCGCGTTCTGTTCCAGTTCCGCCATAGACTGTTGAAGGTGGTTCAACAGGTCCCCGATGGGAGCGAGCTTTTCCTTGTCCACACCCTGCTGGGTTGCATTCTGAAAATGCGCGGTGGCATGGGCGAGAATTGCCTTGAGCGTCTCTACGTGCGTCGGGTCTGCGACGGCCTCTTTCGCGGTCGCTTCGAGAGCCGGCACCAAAAGCTGAAGGTGAATCAAATGGTCGTCTCGGGGAGACACGGGAATCGCCGTGGCGTGTCGGGTGAGAAGGTCTAGCTCAATCATCTGCTGGCGGCTCTGCTCTGCCATGACCGTTGGGTCGTTATCGGGCAGGAGAACAGCGTCAGCAAACTCTTCATCAATCTGCGCGATGAGCTTACGTCGTTCAAGCTCCTTTCCATTGTAGAGCGGGTTTCCGCGCCCCTCTTGAGCGATTAGGACGACTTGCTGACGCTCCAGGTCCGTGTAATCCTTGACGGTCTCAGCAACCCGCTGGTTGGCGAGAAAATCTAGTTCCTCTCGTGTCATCACTAGGAGGAGCCGGCGCTGCATGTCAAGTGCGTCCGTCTCTGTGGTGTGGGGGTCACACATGCGCTTCTGCATAGGAGTCATCAAATCCGCGAACTGGTTGAGGAACCGGCCGAGAATGTTGTCCTTGCTCTCTCCCTCGCGGGACGCGAAGAAGTCCACCTGGGCCTTTGTCACGCGCTCACCCTCGAATACCCGGGGGGTCGTCGAGCCGGCAATCTGGTCGAGCAGGCCAGTAAGGAATTGGTCGAGCTGCAAAAAGGGCTCCACGTCGCCGTTCAACTTTCGGTCAAGGACTTCGTATCCCTTGCCAATGAGGATGGTGTTTCCGACGACACTCATTCGAAATTTACGCAGCATCTTCTCGTCGGCCTGAATCACCATCTTGCCGGAGAGGTTTAGGCGGTCCACAACCTCATTTCGCGTGCGGTCAAGCATCGCAGCGAGACTGTAAATCTCTCGGCCTATTCCTTTTGAGCCGTGTATGTTTCCGTTGCCGTGCTGGAAGGAAAAGAAGCAACAGGCATCGCTCATGTTGTCGAACTGGTCCTCGCGAGCGAAAAGCTCGTCGAAATACTGCGCGGAGAAAATGTAGTGACTCACTTTTCCCGTCGTTTCGCGCGCAAGGAGGTGCCAACACTCAATAATCCGTGCGCCCTGCTCGTGGGAAATTCCGACGTTCAGTTCTCGAATCAAGTCTTCGTAAAGTCGCTCCCAATTCGAGTATTTTGCACGCCGATTCTCGGGGACCGCGTTGTTGATGCACTTCACGGCCTTCTCAACATTCCAACCGGCGGTTTCGGCGGCTTTTCGGTCCGAAATCATCTCAAAAAGCTCGTGAATCAGGTATTTTTCCTTGAGAATCACGATTTGGGCGCAGTCGGAATTCTGCCGGGTTCCGGTGGGCACGAAAAACTCGTCCTGGCGGAGAAATTTGGGGAACCATTGATACTCGTTGAGCCAACCGGCCGCGCAGTAGCCGAAAAGGGCGTTTTCCTGGGAGACTTCCATCAAAAAGTTCTGCCAACCCGGCTTTCGGCGAACTGTATTCGTGATTTCCCGTCGGAAGGCCTCTGTTTTGGTCACCGCACCGGGGGCGTCGTCGGGTAAATGCGAGTTGGTCAGGTATTTTGCGCTCTGGACAGCCAAAACAAAGCGGGGAGCCACCTTGTCGATGAGCAGGACTAACGGCTTGGTGGTAAAGTTCGAGCGCCAATCGAGCCCCTCCTCCTTTAAGCCCTGGACGCTATAGGGCCGCTCGCTACCATACTTGGCCATGATGCGCGCGTTGGTGATGTTTCGGTGCCGGGCATTAATCTCCAGGCTCGTTATGATGTTCTTGGCCTGTCCCGCGTCCTTGATAGCGCGATTCCCCGGCTTCAGTCCCGGGTAAGAAATGTCTGGGGGAGAAACTGCGCCCTGGGTGTCGCCGTTGTAGTTCGAATTGCTGTTATCGAGAGGCATGTCTTTAATAGGTTACTACTTAGGCCATTTCGACAAGGGACAATCCTCCGTCGCGAGGTCAAGTTTGAGGGCCAGAAAACAGGAACACTCCAGGCATTGGTCCAAGTGGGGGTCTCGCCTAGGGCAGCTATTGCAGATTTTCCTGCGTTTCTCCCGAACGCGGCCGGACACAATCAAGGCGTCGCCACGAAACCACGCGCGGGCGGTCCGGTAGAGGGCGGAAGCGGCTCGAAATGGGTTGGGGAGGACCATTAACAGTTCCTCCGCCAGCATTCCGCCGGCAAGCAATCGTCGTGTCTCTGAGGAACCGCAAGGTGAACCACAAGTGCGGCATCCTCTTCAAGCGCCGAGCAAATCTGAATTCCCGCGTGGACGGGGTCCTTGCCGCCCAGGACGGCACGGCGTCCGTTAACGATATTGGTCTTGCAGCTTCCGCAAGTCGTGGGGATGTCTCGCTGGCGAGGACATCGGGCGCAGATGTTCGCGCGAGCCAGGGCAACATTTCGGTCAATGAGCTGGACGTGTCCGAGCCGTTTTTCGTTTACGAGCCAGGAAATAAATTTTTGAACCTTTAGCAAAAGGGAGTCGGCCATAGGGTCTGTGGTTGGAATGTGTGCTGGGTGTGAATCTTTGCAGAATCCGGGATTCCGGCCGCAGAGTTGAACAGTGATTTCTTGAGTGGGGTCGCCCGCAGGCTGCCCCCTTCTCGCGCGATACGCGATGACAGTTTTAACGAGCACAGAAAAACTGTTGCCAATATGTTTGACCCCGTCAGCGTCCTTGAAGTGCCATCCGCCGTCCGGCCAAAGATTGGGGTTGAAAGTGAGAGACATCAATTGTCCTCCGGAAGAGATTCGAATCGGTTGCTCTCGTCCACGCGATGCTCTGTGGAATCGTCATCTCCATACCCGTCCGCGGTCGTGTTCTCTGCGGTCATTCCGAAAATAACCGCCGCGGCTCTTCGGGCACCTTGGAACAAAAGTGAAACTGCGTCCGCTTCGTCGGGAGACCTAGCCTGATTCCTTAGTTGGTAATCCTCTTTGGCCTCGACCTTGCACAGCTTTCCCGTGGCTCGGAACCACCTGCCGGAAATTTGGGGATACAGCTCCGATGTATCGAGGGACGGCAGGGCCTTGGCAATGTCGAACTCAATCATCTTACGCATTGCAAACCAAAGTTCCGTCTGGATTCGGTCATAGAGTTCTTTTGGGACGTTGGTGTCCTCCGCCATGATTTTTCGGTCCGTGGCACTCTCAGAGTAATTGATTCCCTGCACCGCGGGGGACCACGTATACTTGATTATGTCGAACACGCCCTGACCGTTTCCTGTTCGGTCGATGCAGAGCCATTCCGGTTTTACATGGGTTTGCTTGCAGAGCTTGATGACCATCTCAGCCATGTCCTGCGTGTCTCCCTTTGGGAACTTGAACAGCGCCTCAAGCTGAAGCGCAAATCTTGGGGCGTTCTTTCCCTTAAGGTCCTTGAAAAAAATAGTCGTGCCGCGAGGGTGTTCCAGAGAGGGTGGAAGAACAATGCCCGAGGCGACCCCAAATTTTCCCTTCGCAAAGAAGGCGCTATCTTTTCCGCGAAGCGCCAAGTCAACGCCCGCGCACTCTTCCGGCTGGGTCTGCCAGATGAATTCTCCCTTGAACTTGTTGAGCATGCCGCCGGGAATCACCGCCATCGAAACGCCTGCGGGGGGAAAGCATCCGCGAGCCATAGTCCAGTAGCCCGGAGAATCCGTGCCGCCGGAGTTGGCAATGATTAAATTAAATCCCTCAAGAGTTTGTAGGCCGCTAAAAATAATCTTGCGCGCGACGACGTTCTCGGAAAACTTTGAGTCGAGTCGGACGACGCGCCACCCTCGCGTGGAGGTCCAATCAAAGTGGCTGTCTGCGTCGAAACTTCCCCAGCCGGTGACGGGCTCGCACCTACGTCCGACTTCGTCTTGCTGGTCCGTCGGGTTAAATGCTCCGATGACCTTGAGCCCGCCGTCGCCTTGAGCATTCGCCAGCACGTTGTCCACGTCCTTCCAAATCCCCTTGGGGATGTTCACCATTTCGTCAAGAAAAATGAACATTCGGCTGAGGCTTCCGAAGATTGCATGCGGGGCCTTTCGAGGAAATCGTTTTGTCCCCTGAATTCGTCCAGCGGATTTCTTTCCAAGCGGAACCACCACTCCGCGGATAGCGCCACGACGTTTTCTCGGGTCGATGCCGATGAATAGTTTTCCGATTACTCCCGGGAGAGGTATCGTGGAGTTTCTATGAAGCTCAACAAGGTGAGAGAAAAGATTATCCTCAAGGTGGTTCTCGGACGGGCCAATAACCTGAACGGTTGTATAGTCCGGGTCGCGAATCCATTCAAGAAGGAGGCGGACTCCCATCGAATAGGACTTGGACATCGACGCAGCGCCCATGAGCAGAATGAAGTTGTCTGAATCAAAGGCTCGCCATACGCGGCTGGTGGATTCTGGCTTTGGCGTAAAGAGCGTTGGGCCCCAGAGAAGTTGAGCCGCTTCTTCCATTCCGTCGTTGTTCAGACAAAGATGGAGAAGGGTAGTCAACGCGGAAAAGGCTTCGGCCTTGGTCTGAATCTTATCCGAGCGCCCGGTGGTCGCCACGACAAGTTTAGCGGCGTCGATAGGTCGTCCTTCGTGGAGTAATAGCGCCACTTCATCCA